GCCCATGATTGCGTTGGCTTCTGGATTGTTTCTGTCTTCTATTGTAATATTACGCTTCTCACCATCTTTGCCAGTAATTTGATACTTATTCCCATGAGTTTTAACCAGTGGCGCCCATGTTTCATCAATGAATTGAAATAGCCCTTTTGCTGTTCCTTTGGGTGGTGTAGCGTTAGCATTAAAGTTTGATTCATTAAGAGCAACTGCTGCCAATTTATCAGCAGGCACTCCCACCTTCTTAGCAGCAGCGGTAACTATATCAATGTTAGATGCGTTCTTAGCGTTAATGTGGATCTTCTTGTCAGCATGTTTATTTAATTCCTTAGTCATTCTAGTAGCAGCTTCACTAGGGCCACTTGGCACAGCAGCGGTCACAGGCTTAACTTCTTCTGCTTTCTTATTAGCCTCAAGTGTAGCCTTAGCCTCAGCGTTAAGCTTAGCCTCAACATCCCTTGGGAAATTAGATTGCGGCGGCTCGTTAGCAACGTCGGGCACTTCATTATCAAACGTGAATGTTTCCTTAACTACTGGCAAACCATCTTTAAACTCAATAGCTGGTGGCGTTGGAGCTCGGCCCTCAAATTCTTCTTTAATGCGTGGCAAGTTCTCTTGAATGTATACCAGCTCATCAACCATCTCACCTTGCTTATACAACGGTATAAACATTTCTTTAGCCGTCTTGGCAATTGTACCCAGGAATCCTTTGGGTTTATTCTGCTGTTGGAACTCACCACGGGCATAAGTTTTAGCAACAGTGTCAAAGTCTTCACTACGAAATTCGTTGTAAACTTCTGGTATAAATTGATTCATGCTCTTGGCTGTGAACTGTGCCACACCCAATGGATTAGTAGGTGACGGAATGTATTGGCGTATCCCAAAATCATCATCATAGCTAAATTGATACACCGGCTCACCAGTTGCAGAGGTTCTAGTATTCTTTGTATAATCTAAATAAATCCTGCGCTCAACGCCATCAATCAAAGCAGTAGCCTTGCGCTCACTGTACACACCCTCAACATTAAGGGTTTCACTACCAACTATTAAACTAGCCTCACTACCAATGCTAGGCATAACTTCTCGTGTGGTACTACCATAGTTAATGGCAAAGAGGTCTTGCTCTGATACTTCGCCCTGTGGTAATTGTTTTTTCATCCAAGGCGGTGGCTTGATGTTACTGCCTGATTTTTCGAGATTGTCTAAGGTGTCATACAATGCAAGATATACTTGATTGTCAAACCAATGCCCAAGCTCAGTATATGCAATAGTTTTCTCAGGAGGTGATGGCATATTGTCATTCTTGCGCCCCCACTTAGAAGTACCCCAGTCACGCATCTGGGCTACCGCCATCTTGAGCGAGGCATCAGCATTACCGTTAGCAACACCCATAAAATAATTATCGAATAGTGTTTGGAACTGTCCAAAGCTTGCGTCAAATTCAGGCTGGCCCGGTTTAACTCCAAAGGCTTCCTTGTAGTAGCCATCAATGACTCGCTTGCCATAGGTGCCAGCATAGAATGTTTGTAGCCTATCACGCCTAGCTTGCATGGTAGTCTCGGACTTATCATTGATATTTGTTTGGGCTTGAGTAATTAGTTCTGAGGTTTCAACCTCACTCTTTTCACCCAATGATAGTGTGTACTGGGCTATCTCGTTTGCCTCTGCGTCCAAGCCTTTGAGCACATCACCCATAGCATTACGATGTGTCCAGGCATAACGATAGGCGTTCATTGCATCTAGGTTAGTAGCTGGATTATTGCTCTTTAATCCCACTGCTAAATCAATTAGTGCATCAGGTATTGGTGCGCCCCCTGGCACCACAATTAGCTGCATCTTTTCAGTTAAGCTCATTGATTGCTTGGGCGGCTCGCCATCAGCTAGAGCTGCGTTAGCTTGGTTAAGTAAAGTCTTTTCTCTGTACTTGTAATAAGCATTAAGTGTTTTATTTGGCAGCTTTTGGGTTGCTTGTGGCCCAAGCAATCGAGTTTGCATAACAATTGATTCGGCTTGGAGCTCATCGTTCTTAGCCCGGTTATGTATTACCCATTGCTTTTGTAATTGATACACGGTGCTAGCTGGTAACACGCTGCCAACATCATCAGCAATCTGGCTAGGACTGTCGAACCCATCAGCTTCAATCTTAAGCGACGTAAAGTTATAGAGCTCGTTTTGATTCTCGGCAGTGAGCCTTACGTTTTGTTGGTGTAGCTTTATAACCTCGGCAGTTGCTTTAATCTGTTGCTCAACTGTTAGACCGGGTACTCCCTTGCTTGCTAGGTTGTTTACAAAGCTTGTAGCTTTATCTAAGCCTTTGGCATAGGCGTCAATGTAATCGGCAATCACATTATTAATTAATAACTGATCATCAATCTTTTTTCTTATATCTGGTATCTGTGCTTTGATTGGTTCATTCAGTGCCGAGTAATCACTATAGATATTCTCTAGGTTCTGTTTAGCAATGGCTACATCTTCGCTACTTCGTCTAAGGGATGCTTCGTTTAATCTTTCAATGCCAAGTTCAAGCTCTCGCTTAAATAATATTTCAGTTTGTTTATTATCGTAACTGATTGAATCATCTAGCATTTTAATACGAGCACGAGAGGCTACAGTATTTAATGCGTGCGTCACAGCGCCACGATTCTCAGGCCGGGTATTATCTAGTATGCCTTGGGTAATCCCGTCTAAGGCTGCGTTAAACTGTGCCGGTGTTTGATTGTTAAACGTGGCTGGGTTACTAAACTTGGTGTACGCCTGGATCATCATGTCCTCACCTTGGGCAGTGAGAGCTCGAGATTCAGTATTAATTACTGCTTGATTGTATGCAGCGGTCGCCTTGTTAAATGGCGGCATCAATGTCTTAGGGGCACGTCCTTCTTCGGCAGCTTGTTGGCCTGCAAGTCCGCTTTGATATATTGCTTGTTCACCTAATTTATTTACAACTATCTGTCCAAGTTCAGCAGTTGCCGCCCCAACATCTGCAAAGGCATTGCTAGGTTTAACCTGAATGTTAGGCGTTTGTATTTGCCGCTCGATAGATGGGATTTCATTTCTTGCCATTAAGCCGCGCCCCCACTCAAGCCAGTTGATAAGGCTTTGATACCCTCAGCGTTTTGTGATATGCCGTATGGATTCCAAGCGCTTGCTGCCGAGGTTACAAAGGTGCTCAAGGCTTTTGTTTTGGCTACAGACTCCTTCGAGAAAGCTGTGGCTCTATTGTGTCCAGCTTGCAAGTCAGAGAGCCTAACCCCACGCTTAATGGCTTCTTGGTCTTGTAGGAAGTTGCTATATGATTCAGCCCCGAACTGTCGAACCACTGAGCCACCACCACCACGCATCGAAGCGAGTGCCACTTGGGATGCCAAAGCTTTCCTAAAGTTGTTTGCATTGAGCGAGGAGGCCTCCGCAGCTTGTAACCTAAACTGCTCTTGTTGTAATTCAATTGCGGCCAAGTCAACCCGGCGCTGTCCTTTGGCGGCTCGTGTCTCACCAATAAAGTTTAGACCGGCGCCTCCGGTAGCTGCTGCGGCAAATGCAATGGCTGCGACTTCTGGCCCCATTATGTTAACTCCACTGTGTAGCCGATCCCAATTACAGTCATAGGCCCGGGTAATGATTGTGTGATTACTATTTCCTGTCTTGGCTCCCATGAGCCTCGCGGATGTATTAAGTGTACACCAGTTTGCGGCGGCATAGATGTACCCATAGTATAGGCCCCAAGTGGTAGCGCCGGTACATCTGTGAGCCCGTCATTGGTTCCAACTTGAAGATAGAGCGAGTCTACATAGTCAAGATATAAATCCTGGACATACTTTTCTACATAGACATTGTCACCTTCTTGGGTTGGGGTAAAAATTGGCATGGGTATAAGCAATGGCTTGTACTGTAGGCCGATAGCAACCTCGCTGTATTGATGCACAATATTAACTGTTCCGGCTGGTGATACAAAGAATGGCCCATATGTTGCCCCATCAGCTATCGCATATACTTGTTGCCCGGCTAAGTTGGTGAGCCCGGTTACATCTCCGGTAACATTACTGCTAGTAGTAATTGTTGAATCGGTATAGTTATCAAATGTAAGCTTTTCTAAAAACAATCTGTTGCCGGTATTAATTAACATTGTAGATTCAACCGGCAATACAGTTAGTGTTGCAGCGGTTCGGCGGATCCGAATCCAATAGTATGTCTCATCATTGTTGGCCGCCTTGTTTGGCGCCCAGTCAAGTACATCATCAAACGTCCAGATAACCAAGCCGCTATTAACAAAGCCATTAGTGTTATCAGTTGGTACAAAAGTGTTCCATGAACCGTTGCCGTCAAGATATTCAAATTGTGGCACAACAGTTAAACTTGCTGGAATTGCCAGGGTAATATTTAATCGTGTGAAAGGAATTGTATTGCCAAACAATATGTAATCGTTTTGATTTTCAAATAAGGCAACATTGTTAAGTGGATCTGAAAATCTTTGTGTCACATCATAAAACGCTGTGAACAAATTATTAGTAAGATATGCAAACTCAATATTATTTGCATACGATGTACCTAAAGTTACTTGGCGCTCAACCACTACATGCGTTTGTAATCCATCGCCTATGGCACGCCTAAACTTGCCCCGGGTATTTCGCAATGACCACGATGATACATTCTCAGCAGCAAGGGTATTGTATATTAACATCGTACCGTTTTCTTGGGTAGCAAAGTAAAGCCTAGCCTTAATGTTCTTAGGCTCCCACGTTGCATTGGTTGTTAATGTTTGAAACAGTTGAGCTGATAGTAATCCCACCGGGGTAGATAGATATTTAGCATCAGCGGTTGAATAGATTACTTGCATCACCTGCGAGTAGTTACCGCTTATGTGTAGGATTTGATTATCAAGGGTTACGCCTTCGATATCCGAAGCTGGATCTTGTGACTGCGGTGCAAAGTAAAAAGTACTAACCGAGATAGGCGCATCAACCAAAGGATTTTGGGCAAACACTTTGTTGCTAGTTAGAAATACTATCGAGTCATCAGCAATCATACTTTGGATAGTTTGATTGCCCTTACCATTAAACAATACTGAGAACCCGGCGCTAGCATCGTTTGTTGAATCGTCAAAATTATCAAACACACCACGCACTGAAAGGGCTGCCGCATTTTTAAGCGGTGGACTGTTGCCAAGTATTAATCTATCAAGAAAGAATACACCTCGTGACGGCCAGCCATGATTTGCACCGGGTGGGGCAGGCAGTGTACCACCGCCCGATGTCCACATTACTTCTGAGAGTGATGAAAGATTACCTTCAATTAAAACTGCTGATATAAAGTCAGTAAGAATTTTTATATCTGCAACAGTACTTGATGTAACGCCAACAATACGCGCAGTACCACCACCCCCAACATAGAGGCCACCAATATGGTTAGCAGTAAAGATAGCGCTAGATGCTGTAAGGGTTGTTGCTCCCGTAGTCGCGCCAGGTAAGAATGTAAATCCAGGTACACGATACTGGGTACCTCCTATAACTGTAAAATCATATACCGGAAATGTTGTAGGCGTAAATGTTGTAAGATTCCATATAGCACTCGTAGCACCGCGAATGATTTGTCTTGTAGGTAAGCCCGGGTGCAAGATTAAAACTCTATCTTGCCCCACTGCAAAGTGTAATTGTTTAATCTGTGCGGTGGTGTACATGTTGGCTGGCACTGTTGCAACAAGTGCTTCTTCAAAATAAATATCTATTGCAACAGTGCTAGTAGTATCTGGCCTAAAGATTAAAGTATAAACAATATTGTCTTCAAAACTATATTGAAAGTCTACGCCATTAATTAATGTGTGGTCGGTGATGGGTGCATTGCCATTAGTTCTATCTACTAGCATATCAATAAAGATAGTTGCCGGTGCTAAACTACAAGCACCTGTCCAAAGCCCGATGGTGTTTCGCATCTTGCGAGCACCCTTAGTATAGATATCAATATCAACACGAGCAAAGAGACTTGGGTCAAGTTCACCCCTGGTAAAAGTATTGTGAATGGTACGTAATGGCAATTAAAAACCCCCATTAAAATTACCGTTACTTCTGGTTCTAAATGCGTAACGCACATTAACCCAAGGGCGAGAACGCATACTTCTAACCGGCGAGTTCTGACCATCTGCAAACAGAGCTCTCGATTGCCAATAAGATAATCCTTTTGCAATACGTGCCACCATCCTATCGCTATTGGTAATAGAGACAGCAAGCATGTCAGCGAGTGCATAGATTATATATAAAGCAAAAGGGGCAGGCCATTTAGATACTGGCACATTATGACAAAACACCGCAGTTAAATTCTGGTTGGTATTTGTAAGAACTCTATCACCAAACACAGTCCAACCACCAAAGCCGCCGCTTTGATTATTTAATGCAACATGTAGAAACATTAAACAATCTGCCGGTATTTCCCAATAGTAAAGCCACCCATCAAAGGTTGGTGTAAGTGTTGTTAGTATTGCCATTGGATCTTCTTTAAGAGCAAAGCGCCAACGGTTACTACCAAGCTCACCAGACACCAATGTTCCATAAAAGTTGGCAGCATCTCTAGCAAACGGGCCACCGGCTTCAATTGTATTAAATGTACCTTTGCCCACCAGCGAGCACGCTTGCGAGATAACCTCTATGTCAGTTGTAGGTGGCGTGATTGCTATTGGCATTGTCTACCCCTGTAAAAAAAGGGGGCACATAGCCACGCCCCCCATAATTTCTTAAGCAGCAGCTCTAAGAATTTCGTACGCGTATACAACATCAGCGCCCGGCGCTGCGCTAAATGTAACGGTCAATGTATCAGTAGTTACAACCGCACTAACAATAGTGACGTTCGCTGTACCGTTATCAACCATGCTAACAATAGGAATGTCAGTTGCAGCGACAGCTCCGGTAACTGTTACGACATGAGTTGATCCAACCACACCGCTAGATGTTGTGGGTTTTCCAGCAAATTT